GCAACGAGGGGCATGCTACACGGTGCCGCCATCGACGCTGCCTTCTTTGATCCGAACGAAGAGAGGCTGGCCAACCTAGTTGCGTCCAGCCCTCAGTGGTTCGGAGCCGCCCTCACGGATTACCTTGCGGACACTGACGCTGTTCAGTTCTTGCAGGCGAAGCCGGAGGACGACGAAGCACTCGGGAGATTCAAGAACGCCGTCGAGGGTCTCATCCTCGGTGGTATGGTGGGCACTATCGCTCACGTAGTCAACGTGCAGAAACTTCGCTGGGTGGGGAAGAAGCAAGAAGCTGCGGACCTCGCGGCTCGCTTCATGCCTATGCCAGTACACGACATCGTGGAGCTTCCCAACGGGAAGTGGCGGCTGGGGATGAAGGATGGGGACAAAGCGATGCTCGAAGAGTTCCTGCCTGAAGGCGGTCTGGTTAGTCCCGACCTCGAACTTCAAGGTTTGGATGTCATCGAAGACTTCTCCGTGGGCCAGAGACGAATCTTCCTCTATGATACCCCCGAAGGCAAAGGTGCCATCTCAGGGCACATTGAGAACGGTGAGTTCAAGGTCGAACGGATGGGACGCTGGGACGCTAAGGCCGAAGCCATCACCATCCACCGGAAAGGAACACCGGGGGAACGAGGGCCAGAAGCCTTCGAGACGGAAATGCGCGAAACCGTAATGCCCAAGCTGATCGAAGACTTCAAAGCCGCAGGGCTTGACGAGACTGCCGCTATCCGAAAGGCTGAACAGGCCGTAGCTGGTCGAAGAGCCTTCATCGTCGATAGTCAACTCGACGAGGCCTTCCAGAACACGCTGTCCAGTGAAGAGATGATGACAGTAGGGGCAGAGCTTTACTCCTACATGCCAAACATTTCGCACATCGACGGCTTCCGCGTGAAATCTGGCAAGCCTTTCCGTTACCCCACGTCCCGCCTACGGCAGGAGATATTTGCCAGCCGGGGAGACGCCGGGATCGAAGCCCTGTCCGCAGCAGACGGACGTACCATGCGAGACGCGCCGATCAGTCGCCTCAACGAGGAGCAGTTCGGGGAGGTCGTCAAGATTGGCGAGTTGTACTCCGGCAACAGAACCGGACGTACTATAAGGAAGGCCGAGGACGTGTGGGTCCAGAAGCAGCGGACCAATATGGCGACAGGTGCGCCCGAAATGGCGAACATCATAGCCGACATGGCCGGTATCTTCCACAAAGCTGACCCGAACGGGACCAGCAAAGTGATGCGCGAGAGGGCCAACAACGCCTTGTCGCTCATCAAAGAGAACGACATGGCCGGACTCTTGGACAATCCAAGGTTCGCCGGACTCAACCCAACAGCAGTTCGTCACGCGGCTGGCTTGATGCTGAAGTCGCTGGCCAGTGACGTTGTACGATACACCAGACGGACCACGCAGGGCGGCAGTAACTTGAGCTACCTTCAGTTGGGTAGGTCACTCGACCAGATGATGCACGTCGAGGAGATGCTTACCGGACGCCCCGCAGTGTGGTTCGACAAGCACAAGAAGCTCTTCGATGACGGCGCGTTCAACAGCGCACCCGAGGCGAAGATCAGTAACGCGGACGTACCTGAGGGGCACATACGCCAAGAGGGTGACGCTCCGAAGGTGGATGACGCCGACGTGGAAGACCTCGACGCCTTGTCGCAGGACGACGGCGGCGCGGGTCCGACTGTAGAGGCCAAGGGTCTCGCAGACGAGGCCGACGCAGCTACCGCCAAGGCCGAGTCAGACGCACGGCTCGAATCCGCCAACAACCAGCAGGGACCACCGGCACCGCCCGAACACATGCTCGCCGGCAACGCCCCCGGTCCTAAGTCTCTAAGGAACCTCAGCAAGACCGAGATTCAACGGCTTGGCCGGATGATCTCACTCGCTGACGGAGACCCCTCCGCAATCATGGTATCACTGAAGGCCGCAAGGCTCGAAGCGGTAGCCAATGCTCGCGGCGGTGGGTGGAAGGACACGCTGATCCGCTTCAGAATCTCGGGAATGCTCTCGGGCTTCACAACGCATGCGGTCAACGTGGCGTCCACCGGACTCCAAACCGCGCTCAAGCCTGCCGAGCTAATCATCGGCGGGACGCTAACAGGCCAACCCCGGTACATCGTTGAGGGCGCATACCGCCTTCAGGGTATGGTTACCGAGATGGGTGACGCTTGGAGAGCAACCACCCGTGCCTACAAGGCCGGACAGGGGAAGCTAGACGCTTCCTTTATGACCCGCGAGGTAGAGGCAGGACGATTCGAGGGGCCGCTGAAGTTCGCGAACATCCCTCAGGACTTCCTCACCAGCGCCGATGAGTTCTTCAAGGTGCTGAACTACCGCTCGCACATCCGGTCCAAGAGCCTGACGCGCTCTGCTATGGAGGGACTCGACCACAAAGCTGCCGCAAGGCGCATGGTGGGCGACCTCGAAGCCAGCATGACCGCAGACGGCACAGCCTTGAACCAGATGGCTCTGGAATACTCACGTAACGCTACCTTCACCGACGCCCTCGGGCACCGCATGGGTCAGGTCACCGGCCTGCTGCGCGGCGACAAGGCCAACGGCCTGTTCGGGAAGCTGTGGGTTCCATTCATCCGTACCCCGCACAACATCGCGAAGAACATCGTCGTGCGGTCGCCACTAGCCTTGGCGAACATGAAGGCGCACCACGCCGCCATCCGAGAGGGTGGAGAGGTGGCCGCTGAACGTGCAGGTCGGATGGCAGTAGCCGCCGCCATGGTAGGCCATCCGAGAGGGTGGAGAGGTGGCCGCTGAACGTGCAGGTCGGATGGCAGTAGCCGCCGCCATGGTAGGAACGGCCGGACTCTTGATTGAGCAAGGTCGGATCACCGGACGCGGCCCACTGCACCCCGCCACCCGCGCAGCGTGGAAGGCCGCAGGCAATGAGCCTTACACGATCCTCGCAGGCGACGGAACCAAGATTCACTACAACAGACTGTCTTCGCTCTTCGGACCACTCGCCATCATCTCTGATGCATACATGGCCAGTGGTAGTATGAAGAACGCGGAGGAGGTCTCGGTTGGCTTGATGCAGGTCACAGCCTCGCTGTTGAACTACGTCTCCGATCAGGGCTTCGTCGGCAACGCCGGAGACATGTTCGACACCCTTATGGGTGGCGAGGGGTCCAAGATCACGGACTTCGTGCAGCGTGTGTCGTTGAACATGGTCGTACCTAAGGCCATCTCGCAGTTCACTGCGCTAGACGACAACATGCGCGAGGCGGATAGCTACGTCGAGGAGCTAATGAAGCTCACGCCGGGGCTCTCCGAAACCCTGCCGCCAGCACGTAACATCTTCCGCGAGCCAATCTTCAAGGCTCCCGGTAGCTTCGACAGACTGCTCAACCCCTTCACTTCGATGGGCAAGCAGAACACACAAGTCGCCATGGCGCTCTTCCGCGTGGGTAAGAACATGACCCTGCCGGGAGACAAGAAGTTCGGTGGTCGGATTGAGTTGAAGGACACTGACCGCTGGGGTGAAGTCAATGGCATGAGCCCGTATGAATACTGGCTTGAGAAGACAGCGAAACCTGACGATGTGTCCATGACACTCAAGGAAGAACTGGCTGACTTGGTGCTCTCACAAGATTGGCGAGACATGCCGGTCGGCTCAGAGGATTGGCCGGGAGGGCCGCGTTACGAAGCAGCAGCAATGATTGTCCAGATCGCACAGGACATCGCATGGCAAGAAACGCTAGTAGCCTTCCCTGACCTACAAGACGCAGTGATCGACGAAACGGTCCTGAAGTCCCTCGGTCGCTTCGGCGGCAAAGACGCCACCGACGCTTTCCTCGAAGACCTCGAAAGCCAATAATGCCTGAATCCACGGAAGTCTTACTCGCCAGAATTGACGAGAGGACGAAAGCAACGCACGAAGACGTGCAGAGCGCCTTGGCCAAGCAGGAGAAGCAGCAGATAGAGATCGACTCGCTGAAGCAGTGGCGCAGCGCTCTCGCTGGAGCCTTCACCTTGCTCACCATTCTAGTTGCGCTTGTCTCAGCCTTCGGAGGCTAGATGGACGAAAGAGAAGAACAACGAATCCGGCGCAACTACGCCGTACTCGAAGAGATCGAAACCCTTACCCTTGCGGATGCTATCAAAGCCCTCAAGGGTGAGGACGGCAACATGCCAAACTTGACGGACACGGCTCGGGGCCAACTCCTCAAGTTTCTCGAAAAGAACGGCTTCAACGCCGACATCACAACCATAGCCACCGTCGCAGACATGCCAACCGACCTCACGGCTGAGGACTTGGCCGCGACAGAGGAGACGCAGTGGTAAATAAGGAGCAGTTGACGGAGATGGGGCTGGGGGATTTCCGCGTTTACGTGGGGATGCTCTGGCACCACCTCGGTCTACCCAAGCCTACGCCGCTTCAGCTAAATATGGCGTACTACCTGCAACACGGACCCAACTTCTGTATGATCCAAGCGTTCCGAGGTGCCGCGAAGACGTGGCTCACCGGCTCGTTCATCGGCTGGACGCTTCTCTGGAAGCCCGAGACGAAGATCATGCTAGTGTCGGCGTCACAGGGTCACGCAGATGGCCTGTCCTTGTTCATCAAGGGCATGTTGGAGGAGTTGCCGGTGCTGACGCATCTGGCAGTGGGTAGGCGATGGGCGAATGATAAGTTCGACGTGCGTAGTATCCCATTCGATACCACGCCCTCGTGTAAATCCATCGGCCTCAAGGGCCAGCTTACAGGATCACGAGCGCACCTAATCATTCCCGATGACATCGAAGTACCAACGAACTCCCTGACGGAACACATGCGCGAGGACACACGCGAGCGCACCAAGGAGTTTCGTTCAGTCCTACACCCTAACGGCCGGATCGTGTGGTTGGGCACTCCCCAAGTGGAGGCCAGCCTCTACAACAACCTGCCGGGTATGGGGTACGACATGCAGATTTGGCCTGCTCGTGTACCTGCGAGCCGGGACGAATACATGAAAGAGTTCGTCAAGATCGACGCTGACGGCAAGGTGCAGTCCCGCGAAATGCGGTGCGCCCTCGCCCCTATGATCCAGCGGATGATGGACGACGATTCAGTGCTGGTTGGCACTCCTACGGAGCCCAGCCGGTTCCACAACGAAGACCTTGCCGGCCGGGAGTTGGAGTATGGCCGCGCTGGCTTCCAGTTGCAGTTCATGCTCAACACGCAGGCAGCGAGCGCTGAGGCGCACCCGCTGAAGCTCCGCAACCTGATCGTGGAGCCACTCGACAACGAGATGGCGCACGTCAAGTATGTGTGGGGCGCACACGCCGACTCGAAGTGGTCCGATGGACCGATAGGCTTCGAGGGCGACAAGTGCCACTTCCCTGTGTGGCGCAGTACGGAGTTGACCGAGTACACCGGCACCGTCATGGCCATTGACCCCTCGGGTAAGGGCAAGGACGAGACCGCCTACTCTATAATGAAGGCGCTGTACGGCAACCTGTTCCTCATGGAGGTCGGCGGCTTCGTTGACGGCTTCTCCGAACTGACCCTCACCAAGCTCGCCGAACGTGCGACCTTTTGGGGCGTCAATGATGTGGTGGCGGAGGCCAACTACGGTGGTGGCATGTTCACCTCCCTGTTGCAGCCCAAGCTCCTCACCGCAGGATGCAAGGCGCAAATACACGATCCGGTAGCAACGGTCGTGATGAAGGAGTCGCGAATCTGCGACACCCTCGAACCGCTCCTTGGCTCGCACCGCTTGATCGTCAACCAGCAGGTCTTGGAAGACGACATACGCGAAGCGCAGCAGAAGAACACCGTGAAGTATTCACTGATCTACCAGTTGACCCGCATGATGCGCGAGAAGGGCGCAATCGCACACGAGGATAGGCTCGAAACCGTCCAGATGTGCGCGACCTTCTTCGAGGATCGGGTCAAGATGAACGCCAATAAAGGCGTCGAGCGGCACAGAGCGAAGCTCCT